ATAACATTCTATGTAATTTCTTGGTCACTTTCTTTTGGTCCATATATATGGTAATGCATTCGTAACCTTTATTGTTTATGGTGGTTGCTAATTTTCTTAATTCACCTGAATTTTTGGAAAAGATTTCTCCTTTTTCATTGAGATAATAATTGGTTTGTTGGTATTGTTTCATTGAGATTTGTATGTTTTCTCAAAACAGACAACGCATTATCATAGGTTGTAGGTTTTGAGTTTGGATATACTCTGTGATAGAAATCGAAGATTCGATTCTTATCGTAGTTTGATGAAAATTCCAACAAATAATCTTTTATTTCTTTTTTTAGATTTTCGTCTTTCTCGTTATTGAGAACATAATTTTTACAACAACTCATAATATATCCTTTGTTTATAGATTTTACTCTATAATATAAATATATAAAAAATCACCAAAAGTTTGAAGATTAATTATTTTTTTTATAAATCCACTTTTCCATAAATTGCTGGTGAATTGATTTATCTGTGTTATATTGATAACCAATTGATTCTAAAAATATTTTTGTATTTTCAAAATCTTCATCACACAATTTTTCGTATCTTAAATGTTTGTTATCACGTTCTGCTTGTTTATCCTCTTGAGATAATCTATTGTTTTTAAGATAATGACTTCTACATACCTCGTTTTTTCCGAACACACCTTTTTTGTTGGTGTAGAAAGATTTCTCATCTTTCCATATTCCACACATCTTGCAAAAATACATCATAACACCATCATCGTTTATGTAACGTAATCCTAAATTCTTTTTTAACTTTGAGTCATCCTTCATATATATTTTTAAATATAATCTATTTTTCCAAAAATTGAGAGGTATTTATTTATATGTCGAAATTAAAAACTGGTGATTTTATTTTAATTTTTTTAATTTCATTATTTCTTTATGTATTTTTTTAGATAACGATATATTTATTATTGGTATCAATTTTAATTGTCCATTTTTTATTTATTCTTTTTTTAAACCTCGGACTTTGAAATCCGAGGTTTTTTATTTATATTTGATATATAAGTTTTTATTGAGTTAGTTAAGTCCGGCGACTGTGGTGGGTCGTCGGATTTTTTTTTATTGTCCTTTGAACTTTTGATGTTTTTTCATATATTTATAATAAAAAGAAAATATTATGAATCACATTAAAAACAATTATTTCGTAGATGAATCTGCAATTATTTGGAAAAAATTAAAAAATGGTGAATTTCGTGTAGTTAAACCACAGAAAAGAAACGGTTATCTTTCTTTTAAAATCTATAATTCAATTACAAAGAAAAAAGATATCTTTTACGTGCATAAAGTTTTTGCAAAGTTTTATGTTGAAAATCCAAAAAACCATGAGGAAGTTCGTTTTCTCGATAGAGACAGGATGAACATAACGGTTGATAATCTTGAATGGGTGAAATTATATTCATCCATGATTGAAGCAGAAAAATATTGAAATCATGTCCGATAATTTTTTAAAAATAAATTATGATTTATTGAATCGAACAGATTTGAACTTTGCTGATAAAGCAATGATTTCATTGATAAATTCCTATATTTCTCAAAATCAAGAATTTTGGATGACCAATTCTGCAATTGCTGATACTTTTGGTATTACAATTAAAATGGTTAAACATATTCTTTTTAAATTAAAAAATCTTGGATTAATTCAAACTAAACTAGTTTATAAAGTAAATTCAAAAGAAGTTGAGAGAAGATTTATTACTTTAACTACCCCGTCCGAAAATGTACCTACCCCGTCCAGTATTCGGACCACCCCGTCCGACCACCGGACCACCCCGTCCGAAAATGGGACTAGATATAAGAATAAAGATAAGAATATAGATAAAAATAAAGATAAGAATATTCTAGAGCACCAGAATACTGGGGAAAAAGTAAAAATTGAAAAAAAATTTGGAAATTTAAAAGAAGATATTTATATTTGTAATACAAAAGAAGAAAATATGGCAATAGTAACAGACCCATATATTTTGAGCGGTCAATATTCGAAAGATAGATTTCCACATATGCATCAAAATTCAACTGAAGAAATATTATCTAGTGATGAAAAGAAAAAGAAAATCCAATTAGAATATAAATTAATGAGTGAATTCTTGCAAGTAGATAAGAATTTATTATTTGAATATATTATTCAAAATCAAGAAGAGAAATTCAAATTAATTACTATGATGGATTTAACACCAACACAAAAAAAATTGTGCGAGGATTATAGAGAATTAGTAAAAAAAGAAATCCCAACTACTACGTCAGTAGTAGACTCTTCATTGTAAAATGACCACCCACGTTAACCCACATAAATTAAATAAAATGAAAAACTACAATAAACAATCTGTAAAAAAAGGTTCCAATCACGGAAGGGCCAAATTAGATGAAGAAAAAGTTCAAGAGATTCGAGAACTTTATAAAACAGGTTTTTATAAACAGAAAGACCTTGCAATTGAATTTGGAGTTAATCAACGCACAATAAGTAACATAATCACCAAAACTAACTGGAATCATGTCAATGAAACTAAATAGATATATCGTTTTGGAAGTTCGTCAAAGATTTCAATTGGGATATACTCAATATGAGTTATCTGAAATTTATCAATTGGATTTAGAATTAATCGAAAGGATTTGCAATAAAATTAAAAAATCTTCGATTTAAGACCTTATTTTTTTCAAGTGGTATCCACATACCACTCACCATATAATCTTTCAACCTGTTCGACCTGGTGAAGAAATATGATATGGTTTAATCTATGTTGATATTAAACTCTTTTAGTTTATCTTTCAAGAATTGATTTTCACCTTGTAATTTCGAGATTGTTGATTCCATTTCGAAGATTCGTGTTCCCATTTTAATTATATCTTCTTTTAAACTTTCAATCTCTTCTTTTTGTGCTAAGGAAGTTTCTTTCCACATAGTTAAAACTTCCCTGGCGTTTTGGATTTCACTCGTTGTTGCGGTAAATTTACCCGCAGTAATCCATGTAATGATACCAGTTACAATCGCAACAATGACTTCTGATATTGGTATGTTATCCATATTAACTATTTGTTACGTGACCATACCATTGTGGAAATGGACAATTTCTTTCATCAAACCAACCCCAATTACCTGGTATGGATAATGGAGATTTAAATGCTGTATTTTGTGAAGGTTGTAATTGTTCCTTTTGATTATCTGTGTATTCGGGGAATAGTGAAGAATTGAATATCAAATATCTTCTCAAATAGTTATTTGAAAATTCTGCGTCGTCTTTAACATTTGTTTTAAGTTGAAGATATGTTTTAAATTCAACCCTCGAACCTTGTTCTGATTGATTGGATACCAAACCGATGGATAAAAATTTAACAATGAAATTATCCAATGCTCTGAATATTGAAAAACCAATTAATGTTGGTTGAATATATTTGTCCAATAAATCTTTATAATTCGAATATTGTGGAAGATTAATATCATTATTATCAACCAAATCTAAAATCTTATTATATAATTTTGTTCCAAGTGTTTCTTGGATTTCAACATTTTGACTTGTAAGAATTGCATATCTCAATTCATTGGATTGAACATTCTCTCCAATGTAACTATAAGATTTTAATACGTTTTCACTAATTAATAATATGTTATTCATTATTCCAATATTTTGTTTTGTATTATTTTCAAATCGACGTTTTCGTTAAGATGAATTAGTTTAACAATGTTACCCAACTCTGTACATAAATACTTTTGAAATGGTTTTATTGTTGTCGATAAAAATAGATTATAGGATGTTGTTAATTGGTCGGCACTACTTGAGAATCCTTGTGGACTTGGTAAACCGATTATTGAACCATCGATAATTTTATGACCACTCATGATTTGTCTTTGAACAAGTTCAAATATTGAAGAAAAATATCCATCTTCAACATTGGTTTGTATTTGAGTTATCTCTGGTTTTTGTTCTGATTCACCATAAGAAATAATAACACGACCGGCATTTTCCGCACCTTGATATCTTTCTTCAATCTTTCTTAATACTTGAAACTGTTCGTTTTCAGATTCAGGTTGTTGTTGATTGAAGTGAACCCACAAACTTGGTGACAATCCGTTTTTAATGTTATGTAAATTGAACACTGAAATCTGTTCATTTAATTTAACATCATTAATAACAGAAATCCAATCAGGACAACCATAGTAATCGTATGCGGCATGTTCTTGTTTGATATGAATAACTTGTCTGTTTTCTTTATCTTCAATATCAAATTGTTGAAATTCAATTACATTTCTTTTTGTTGGTTTATACCATTCTCTTGAATAAAAATAATTATCTTCTTTTCCAACCCTCATATATTTTGAAGGTAAAATGTGAACACCTGATAAACCTTGATTTCTATCCTTTTTCCAAATGGCTTCCAAAAATAAATTTCCTGTGGTTAGATATTCAAAAACCATTTTCCTAAATAAATCGTTTAATGATTCTGATTCATTTATTGAATAATCTATTTCAAAACCCATTCCAACAATGGCATCGATTTTTGAACGAAGACATGCGTTATGAATTGGAGAAACATCCGTTAATCTCAATAATTCATTGACATATAAATTGGATGCACCCCATCTTACCCAAGGTTCATTCTTATTTTCACTTACCTCAATAAATGTTTCTGATGAATCATATTTTGAGAAATCTAATCTATGTATTTTCATATATATATATTTTTTAATTCTCGTAAACTTTAAATTGTATCTCACTTAAATTATTTGATGTATTTCCTGTATTACTATCATAAGTTTCAAAAGCAATACTTTCTTCAACTCTTAATATATTTTCGTTTACGACATTGTATGCAAGTGTTGGATTTAAATTTGTTGAAGAAGCTTGTTCATAAACAATTAGATAATATTCACCAGGAATTAAATGTAAATTTACATTTGATACAGATGTTCCTGTATATACTTCAGGTAAATTTGGATTAATCGTAATATTAAAAACATCAAAACTCGGTAAATAATTTACACTTGGAGGAACTCGATAAGGTAATGCATACCATATTCTATTCGTTACCTTATGTTTAAATTGAAATAAAAAATATACCGTACCCGATAATAATTTATTTCTTGAACAAGTCAAATTCATAGTTTGACTTGCAGTATTTCCACTAAGATAAATCATACTTTATATTTCTTTAATTCTTGTTCAACAAAATTAATTATTGATTCATTGGATATTTCTTTATCATTTTTTGCTGGATATGATATAACAATAGAACATTTCTTTTGTATCTCATCATCCCCAAATTCAATATATACCTGACATTCGTTAAATTCGATATCAAAACATACAGATTTAATTATATAATATGCGTATAACCTATCTTGAATCTTAAACATCTATTATAAATATTGAATTTTAATAAAGAAATTAGATTTATAACAAAAAACCCTGCCAACTATAAAAATTGACAGGGTTACAAATTTACCAACACGTAAAATAAATATACATAAAGATTTGTTAATTTCAAAATTTTTATAAAAAAAAATGGGTGAGAAAATTCCCACCCATTAAACAAATTAATTGAATAATTTATTCTTGGTTTACAGTAATACCCGTCATGACGGCTGCTAATGTAGTAGTAACAACGATTTCCATTGATGGATTTGGTTCACCGCCACTCATCGTGAAAGTAACACCATTCGGGTCATTGTACGCCTGTCCCATTAACATGGAACCTGCTGATACAGTTAAACCGTTTGTCTCACCAACCAACCAATAACGGTCGTTGTTGTCTTTTATGATTATGGTTAAATCATTTGGTTTTATAAGGTCAAACCATTTTGTACGAAGGATTTGGTTTAGTTTAGGAAGTGTTACAACCAAACTTGGTGCAAATACTACTGACTGTGCTGTTTCGTTAACCTGAAGTTCTTCACTAAAAGAAGAACTCTGTTTTACAAGTTCGTACTTGTAAAATGTTCCCGTACCAGAGATAGCAGTAATACCACCTGTTTGTGTTGAAGTTGTTCCTGTAATCGCATTACCCGCTCCACCAAGTACCCATAAGGCTTTAACACCACCGGTACTAGCGTTTCTACAATCTAATGTATGACCACTTGAAATATAACAACTCATAGTTTTTTATAATTTTTAATTTTAAGTTTATGCATTATTTGCAGATAGCGAAAGAAGCTACATCGAACACACCAAGACCGTAAGTTACGTTTGCCATAATCTTAACGATATCTTCGAATGGGTCGTAGACAGCTTTAACAGTCATTATTTCAGAATTCATACCAAACAAGTAGTATCCGGCAGGACCAGCATAGTATGCTGATTGACCATCCAAACCTTGTGTAGGAATGACTCTGACATTTGTACCAGGTAACATTAACGACCATTCTTCACCTGTGGCAACACCCGCAGAATCGAGAGTAAATAAGTTCACGTATGAACTGTTTCTCATCGATGCGACAAGTCCACGATAGTTAGAATAGGAAGTGTAGATTACAAGGTCATCTCTATGTAACACATTGGAAGGAATGTTTTCATAAATGGTTGTGAATACATCCAAACCGTTAGAAGAGGTTGCTCCCGAATATGCAATTTGAGTAGCACCATTACCTGATGTGATTAATGAAATCGCACCATTGAAACACTGTGAATTGTATTCAGTTGCACCAGTTGCGGTTGTATTTCTCCACAATTGTTTTTCAACTTGGTCAGCAATTCTATTTGAGATATCTTCCAAAATTACTTCTTCAAAAGGTACACCTTCTTGGAAGTTAGCATTGGATAAAGACTGACTCAAATATGTGTCATACAAAGAATATGGACACAAAGTCATGTTAACTTTTTTGTTACACAAATCAACGGTAACAAGATTTTGGGTTGTAGTACCAGATGCGTTAAATCCACAAGCCATGTCTTGAAGATAAACGGTATCAGTAACAAAACCTACTTTTTCAGTCGTTCCTTTTAAGTTAGGACGAACTGTGGCGTATTTTGGAAGAGTTAATCCCAAAACCGCTTTGATTAACATATCCGAACCGTAACTATTGTAGGTTGGAAGATTTGTTAAATCATATGCAAAATTTAATTTTTGTTTGTTCATCGTTTTAATTTTTAAATGTTATTTAATTTTTCAAAATCACGAATTAGTTTTAGTCTGAACTCACTTCTATCACTGACTTCTTTTACTGATTTTGCTGGTTTATGAACGGGCTCTTTTTCAGCACTCATTCTAAATTCTTTGAATTCGTTGGAGAGTTTCTCCATACGCTTATTTATCTCGGCTAATGTAGCCACGTAAGTTTTAATTAATTTTCTCAATTCTTCTTCATCATCTCTGTTTACATCTTCGGAAACTCTTTCCGCTTCAGATTCACCTTCTCTTTCATCTTCTTTTTCATAGATTGCAACGATTTGACCCGCAGCATCAACTTCAAGAATATATCCTTCAGTTGTTTCATGTTTACCTTCTGGCGCAGGAGTTAATGTCGATTCTTTTTGAATATAAAGATATTGACCAACCTCAAATTCTTGGGTTTCTTCGTTGTTAGAAACAACGGTTCCATCCAATAAAGTTGCGGTTGCAAATTTCAAAGATTCAAATTCAGTTTTGAAAAAACCTTTAACTTTTTCAATTAAACTATTTTTCATAATTAATTTTTTATTTTTATGTCTTTCAACAATAATAAATATGATTGTTAAATTAAATGAATTATTTTTATTACAAATTAATTCAAAATAAAATTACCTTCAACAGATAATCCTTTTACTTCTCCCGATTTAATTTTGGACCATAACATATTACCTTCTTCAGTTTCAAGAATATAATATACACCAACCCAAGAACCGAAAGGTACATCTTCTTTTGTGAAATAATTATAAATTTTATCTTTTTCATTTTCTACCAACCAATTTTCAACCAATACCGCATCTTTCATTGAATTATCAGATTCATGTTCGATATTTGTATTTCTCATTCGACCCTCCAAATTATACTTTCTTTGGATTTGTTCAATTGTTTCAGGACTGAATTTAACGTAATATTTTTCTTTTGTTAATTCATTTAAACGGGGAATCAAAATATTTGGAATCATCAAAGGTGAAACAACGAGTCTTTTTTCCTCGTTTACGAATTTCAACTTATTAAACTTTTTTTTTAACTTTTCTTGAATAATATCCAAGTGATTTTCAACAAAAGTTAAATCATAATTTTCTTCTTTTAAAATCTGAACTTGTTCAAAAATTTCATAGAAATCATTGGCGAGTTTTACTGCGTTTTGATAATCTTCTTCTGTTACAATATCTTTTGCTTCAATCTCAAATAATTGGTCAAGGATTACTGCTCCAATACGAATCATAACCACTTCATCTCTTGTATTTTCTTCTGAGATTAATTTTCTAAATAATTGTTGAGCTAGTGCACATAAATAAAAATATTTTGTGGTATAGCCAAATATAGTTAATTCCATTGTCTTAAAGTTTTTAAAGTCACTAATACAAATAGCAACCGCTTGGTCTTGAGGATAACCCTCGTTTATTAATACAGGTACACATCGTTGTAAATAATCATCCTTTTTTTCACCAGGTAATCTTTCAACAAATTTTTGTTCATTAAAATTTCTTGGTTCAAGATATCCACGATTTGGTTGGTCAAACATTGGGGTTCCGGCTTTACCTCTGGCCGGTCCTTTTGATTCTTGATTACGTAATGTTGCATATACTTTTTGCCAGTAATGTTTACAATTCGGACCACCTTTATAAAACCAAATATCATATGTGTTTGAACCATTGGGTCCGAATCCGGCGTTTACTGCAATGTTATTGGCTTGTTTAATTTCATCATAGGTATATAATCGATTTAGACCCATTAATTGACGACAAAAATCTCGTTCGGGGTTTGGCCCCATATACTTGTAGAAAGTTCTACCTTGACTCTCATTTCTTGGTAATATATCACCTTCTCCCCATGGTATCTCTGAAGCGTTTGCAAATTCCATTTTAAATTGTTCTTCAGTAATACCACATTTGGAGAAATATTCAATTAACATATCATTTTGAGTTTGACCTGTTGGATATTGAACATAAGTTGGAAGATTTGATACATCAATTTCCATTTCAGTTTTATCTGATTTTTTGGGATGTTTTTCAGGTAATAAATCATTATCACCAACATATTTTTCATTTTCAGGTCTTCCGTTTTTAACAAGATATAAAAATGCATTAACTCGAGCCATGGCCCATTGTTTTGCGGATGATACATTTGGAGAATGACTAACATTGTATGCCCCCATTCCTCTTTGATAAACAGATTTTAACATTCCAACATTTACACCATAACCAAGTTTATCTTTATATCTTTCATTAAAATCATCCGATTTTTTTTGTAAAGATTCTTCGGTTTGTTTATCTACTTTTGC